CTGAACCATCATAGTTAGGAGCACTATTTGGTGTTTCTATTGTTTGAGTTGATCCATCTGCATAAGTTACAGTAGATGTTCCATCAAAATTATTGACAGTGCTGATTATGTCTGTACCAGATGGAAGTATTTGTGCAGTCAGATTTGGATTTCCAGAAGCATCTGTAGGAGCTACTTCTTGTGTAATATCATTTAAATTGGGTTGTGTTGTATCTATAGGTGGCAATCCAGTTGTATCTTGTGCTGTTGGATCTGTAGAGCCACTAGTAACACTTTGTGAAATACTATTTATGTCTTGAAATGCAGTTGGATCAAATGATGTTCCATTTGATGGAGACATAGGTAATGTATTACCTAATCCATTACCTGAATTAATTTGAGTAAGTCCACCAGATGAATCAAGTGGTGAAGATGGTGGTGCAAGTGTTGATGTTATTGTTGATGGCAAAGGATTACCACTTGAATCAGTAAGTGGTGATGTTCCTTGTGGTGGTCCAATGTAATTAGGTGAATTTGGATCTGGTGAACTCGTTTGTTGAGAACTTAATCCAGAATTTAATCCACTTATTGTTCCTTGAGCTAAAGCATTTTGTAAATCTTGACCTGATGCTAAAGATCCTACGGTAGATAAAGCACCAGTAGCCAAACCATTTGCCAATTGAGGTGATGCACCAGTTAAATCTTGTATTTGATTAGATATATCACTATTGGCTGCTTGACCTAAACCTGTTCCACTTATTGCACCACTAATAGCTAAATTTTCTAATGGTTGTGTTAAATTTTCTTTACCACTTGCAACTGCCGATATTGCTGGAATTAAAGCACCAGACCCTGGAGCTACTGCATTAGCCATCATTGATGCTATAGCTGTAGGGGATGAAACTGAATTTAATACATTACCAATAAAACTATCGCCAAACATTCCAGAAGCACTAGATTGTTGGATGTAATTGGTATAGTTTGTTAAATCATTTGAAATTGTATTTGAATCTAATCCTTGTGATGATAGAAATTTTAAACTTTCATCTACTGAATTCTGATCACCATTGCCCAAAGCATTAAACAAATGATTTTGCTCAACCCATTGAGTAGGGTTAGCCATTGCATCTTGCAATGTTTGATTTCCATTTCTACCATTTATTGCATCAGATAGACCAGGTATAGCAGCAATTGTGGAATTTAAATATCCTAATGTTGTATCAGGAGCATAGGTGGTAATAGGAGCACCTCCTCTGCCTTCAACTGTAGTTGCATATTGTGTTGTATCTAATGCCATGTTAATAAATACTCTGTTGATTTTGTGCTATGTTCATAATGCCAACTAGATTCTGCGCCCAGTCTTGCCAATTCTCATATCCTCTAGGATCAGGTACACCACTTTGTACAAAGTATCCAATCCCTTGCATACCACTTGCCCAGTCTCTCCAATGATCCTCTGGAACAGTTCCTAATTGGTTTGAGGCAAATTGTTGAGCCATAGAAGCACACCATAAGTCCCATGTCATCCCTCTAGGGTCAAATGACAACATTATGGTGATCCCGTTCCACGTACATCACCAGCCTCAACATTGAGAATAACTCGACCCATGAAATAATTTCCATTTTGAGTGTTACTTGTGAATCTTATTCTCATCTCTCTACGCTGTTCTTTTAAGTCTATCTTGAGAGTAGTAGGAGTAAATGGATAAGGTGTGGATACTTGATCTGTATCATCAGCATAACCCTTACCAGTAACAGTCATTGTCATATTGCCAGTTTGGACAAAGTCAGGCTCAACTCTCTCTAATCTTGTCCACAAGTTATCACCGCCTTGAGATGTTCCAACTAACCCATTATCAGATCCTAAAGTATTTGTCTCAAAATAAGAATTGATTGCATTTACATTATTCAAATAAACTTGATCTGTTCCTTGCTCATGCGACCAAAGGGTGTAATTACTTGTTGAGTTAGCAACATTACTTGCCCATATAGGCTTTCTGAACACCTCAGAGAATGTTCCTGCTGATCGATTAGCCCCATCAGCTAGACCTGCGTCATACCAACACTTCTCACGCACATTAAAGATAATTGCATCATTACATTCAGTAGCTGTACCCCTTGGGTAGAACCACCATATCTCACCCCAACGAGGTACTTTACTTACCCATACCTTTTGACGCTGGCTGATATTTAATCCATCAAAGAACCAGTTTTGATTTTGTGAATTTGGAACTTCTTGTACAACACCGTTATACATCAAGAATCTATCTGTACCAGCCCAGTAAAAAATACCATCATACTCAATCACGCATGAGCTACTCAATATAGATGTTTGTTGAGTGACAATGTCATATCTCCAGTACAAGGTGGATGTTCCCACAGACTGTGGAGCATAAGATACTCTCACCAAAGAATCTAGTGTCCAAAATAAGCCTGATGGAGAGGTTGTACCACCCCTTAGAGGCAATCCCTTGACAACCTTAGTAGCAGATACATTGTTTGCATTAGAGTCCGCAGATGTCCAATTATTAAAGTTACCAGCAGAACAATTCTGAATCAGTCCATTATTACCATACACAAAAAGATATGGGTACAACATCACAACACCACCAGACACACTAATGTTGTTATCAAATGTCAATGTCACAGTTCCAGAGGCTGTAGCATTGGCACTTATAGTAGCCGTCCACACTCCTCCTGATGTTGTAGCTGAGATAACATATGCATTAGCTGGTATACCTGTACCAGATACTAAAACACCTGGACCTATGGCTACTATAGTTGTAGCAAAAGTTATACTTGCAGACCCACTGGTGGTTGTTCCAGAGGCAGTAAACACCCCAACCGCACTCAGAGTAGAACCAGTAAATGTACCAATTAAAGGTCTTGTATTGGTTGTACTATCTATGTACTGTAGATTTTGTCCTGGGTGAGCTATTAAATTGTTATTACCAGTACCATTTGGATCATACCCAGAATCAAATTGCCATAAAGTATTCGCATTCGGTGAGTAATAAGATATAGAACTGATCGTACCTATAAACCCAGATCCAGTACCCCCAATAGATGCAGCAGATATTGAGAATGTATCTGAATACTCATACCCAGAACCTACATTCGTAATTGTTAAAGTTGTGATTTGGTTACTACTGATATATACCGTAAATGTTGCATCTGTTCCAAGTCCGCTTGTGGTAGTAATGCCAACCCCAGTATAAGTACCATTGGTATAAGCTCCACCTTGATTGGTGATTGTTACACTACCTAAAGGTCCAAGAGGCAAAATAGATGTAGGTCCAGTACCTATGGCTTGATCATTCGCAATGATCCACTGTTGTATCCCATTAGCAAAACCTGAAATAACCCAACTCTGACCATTTTGAGATTGGATGATCATCCCTCTACTGATATCCATCGCATTCAAAAATGATCCGTAATAGCCTCCAATTTTTCTAGGTCTGCCATATTGAAACCTAACCCACTGACCATCTACATAAGATGGAGAGGCAAAGATAGTCCCATCCCGTTGGATACCAGCGGCTGTTTGAAGGACTACAACTTTTTGAGTCATTAGAAAGACCCACCATTAATTCCAACAGGAACTTTCATTCCTGAAGTAGATATAGTAAATCCTTGCACACCAGATACCGCTGCACCTAATTGCCCAGTAGCACCTAGATAAAGTCCAGTAGATGTATCTGATTGGAAAGTAAGAGATGGAGCAGTAACAGAACCACTACCTAATGTTAAAAGCTGAATAAAACTATTTGATGCTGAGTTGGCATTGTATACATTAGTACCATCAGATATAGCCAAAATAGCTGTGGTCGCAGGGACAATAACAGTTGTACCACTAGACCCATAAACTCCAAATGTCAGCGTATAAGATCCAGATGTTTTATTTTGGAATGAATACAACTGAACTGTTGGGGGGACAGTCACTAATAGATTTTGAGATAAAGTACCTGTGTACTCTTGGATGACATTCTTAGATTGAGCTGCGGTTAGGTTGTATGTAGACCCAACTCCAGTCACATTCAACAATAATTGCGTGTAATTAAATACATTATTCTGAGCTAAACCATAAGAAAACCAATTTGATCCATCAGTTACAAATACACTTGAACTAGCTATTTGAACTTGTACAGATGTAGTAGTCGCTGAGTCAATGTAGTTTGATCCTGATGCTGCAATCGTTAAAACTCCAGTACCATCATTCTTGACAATAACAAACCACCCAGCTCCTACAGAAGATGCCAAAGGTAGAGTACCAGTCCCTGCACCACCAGTCCACACATATAGAGATGCTCTATCAGTAGTTTGGAATTGATAACTTGCTGAAAACTGAGCTATTGGGGTAGATTCATTTAAAGTATTATTAATAGCAGTCAGACCTAGACCTGCTAGAGTTCCAGCTACCGCAGAGGATGTACCAATACCCATCGCAACACTAGCCCAAGTACCTTGAGTTGTAGAGTTGTTTGTAAGATAAATATAGTAAGTATTAGAGTTTGTTCCTGATGATGATATAGGTATATTGACAATCGTATTAGAAAGACTATCAGTAACTGTAAAGGAATAGTTTCCTGATGTTCCTATGTTTCTAACAATAAATGCCTGTCCAACTGATACCTGAAGTGCACTAGGTAAAACCAATAACAACCCACTAGCTGTCGCAGTTACTTCCATGATATTAGCAACTACACCCCCAGCAGTCGTACCATTGATGGGCCACTGTAAAAATGTAGTCTGACTAAGAGTTATGCTCTCATAGCCAACTTGTGAGGGATCAATTGTTTGACCAGTATAGGGATTAACATAGGTTGTCATTTTGTTTCCTTTTAGCTATCTACTGCCACAGCCTGTCTGTCTCCAACCCTAGAGACATCTTCAGTCTTGAGTGCTTGTATAGCTTCTTGATATTTCTGCTCAAAAATAGTTCTCTGATCATTCTTTAAGAACATCACAGCCTGTAATAAAGTGCCAAATAACATTGCATTTGGAGCATTCTGTGTCAACCAATTTGTTTGGTTTGTGCTACTTAAAGGTTGGATTCTTTCATAATAAAGCAACTCAAAGGTATAAGCCTGATCTGGTGTAGGAGCTAAATAAAAATGATCCCAATCAGTATCTGCATAATACAAAGGCTGAGCAGTCAATGTATTGTTGGGCCAATAATTAGTCAGATACTCATACTTGCGTAGTAATACTGGATTCTTATTACCACTAGAATCAGTAATATTTAGTGATACTGTCTTGCGCCATCTAGCGGGCTTTTGTAAGACTGGGTTTCCTATAGATACTTGAGACTGTACAAGTTGTAACTGCCCTAAAGTCTTGATTTCTTGGGCAATCTCAAACTCAGCTAGAGTAATAAACGTAGGAATGGCATTTACAACAGCCGTGTCACTACGCTCCAAATACTGAAGTACAATGGATGTTAGACTGCTATAAGTCATCACCCATGATGGATTCACACTGGATACAGTCATAATTACCCCTTTCCCCCTATTTTAAATGGTATTGGGAAAAAAGTCACCCCAACTCATTACGCATAAACTCGTGTACCTGATTTGTCAATAATCAACTTTGACTTCTTGGGTGTGTCGCCAATATGCGTAACCATCGACACGTGTGTCCAGCGATCAAATTCACGGATAACCTGTTGGTAAGGCAGATCAGAAGCAATAATTGCCTTGGTCACCTCATCTGGTGTCATGCCTGGAACTCGTAGATCCGCAGCACAGCCTCTCCTATGATCAGACGTATTCTTAGACCCTACCGCATTATTAACCGCCTCAGACCTAAAGGCACTGTTAACCATAATTGGCTTACCACCAAGCACCTTTTTAACTTCCTCTAAGAAAGCAGCCAAACGAGGCAAGTTAGCTATAGCATCAATAATTTCTTCTTTACCATCCACAATACATTTTTCATGATCTGTAGGGGTGTTATCCAACTCACGGTGATCTGTGTGAGTTAGCTCTTCTAATGTAAAGTTTTCACTGAGATTCATTTTGTGCCTTTCCAATATGGATACCTGTAATTAAACCTAAGAACCCACCACAGATAGACTGAAATGCAGGTCCAACAATATCAAACACAATCTTGTCATCCACAGTAGGGTCAAGAACCGCTTGGACAAACATCCAAATCATTGATGCAATCACACCCATCAAGGAGAGAGTTGCAATCATAGTTACACATCCTTTTAGCGTCCAGTCTTTCATTGTTTACTCCTTACTTCGTTGTAGATGTCAATACAGGCGTTGAGGGAACGGATGGCTTTGTCTCCGTCTGAGGCGATGGTGATAAGAGCGTTAGCAGCCTCTGGGTCAAGTTCGGATCTTGCTTCTGTATTTCCAGAGGTAGGGGCGGTATCTGAGCTGGTTTGAATGCTGCGGGTGGCGATTGACAGCCGTATAGCCCCACTAGCAACATCAGACTGTAATTTAGTAATCTCGGCTTTAGCTTGATCATTTGCTTTCCTTAATTCAGTTGCATGGCTATCAACTATTTTAACCATCTCAGCTTCTTTTTCACGCTCAATCAGGTTCAGTCTAGCCACCTCAGCCTCTTGCTCAATATACGCCTGATGGTGACCATAGAAGTAACTACTGATCACCACAGACAAAATACCTATCAATATCCAAGGATTCGTTAAACTAAACATTATTTTTCTTTCTCAGCCTCTACTTCTTTCTTCAGCTTTTCAATCCGCTTGATATTGGACTCCATCAAAATTCTCTCTTGACGAATATCCATGTACATGAAACCAAGAACAGGAATAATCAAAACAAACAACAATGCCAGTATCACAATGATCAGTACATACGCCCATGACTCACTCGATGAAGTGCCCACATAAAACCCATTAAGTAAATTGCCACAAACGCTATTGCAACAGTACAAGCCACTTTAAACCACTCTTTTTGCTTTTTTTCTGCAATTTCCTCTTCTATTTTCTTTTTATTGCGAAAATAAGCCCTCCTAGCAACCAACTGTTCCTGTTGTACAGTTCCAATCATTTCCCTCACACGGGTGTACAAATCCTTCAGTTCAGGGGGTACTTGATAAATCATGTACTCCCTTAGTTCTACTTGCATCTCTTCCATTCTGGTCATTGCAAGAACCCTGTTAATTGCTCTTTCTGTCTGATCTCCATTGGGATCGTAAACAGTCTTTGACTTTTCCTCCTCATCCGCAATATGCATCTTGAGAGCGTTATAAGCCTTGTAGAACGCTGTCAAATTCTTGCTGATCTCAGAGTACAAAGCCGTTGGATCAAACTCATCTGCTTTCTTTTTAGCCTGTTTAACAGGTCTTAAATCTTCAAGTTTTCTTTCTTGTTCTTTAGAAACAAATAAATTCTTGAAAAAACCAAAAATGCCACCGACTTCCTTGCCAATCGCCTTGACTTCGTTAGCCGTCTTGACAACATCTTTGACAATGGCTTGTCCCTCTCGGAACATCTCACATCCTTGCTTGATTGCTTTGAAGGCAATGTTGGCGGTGGCGATGAGGGTAAACGGGTCAATTTTTATATCCCAAAGATTTTCTTGATGAATTCAGCCGCAACGCCTGGTCCAAGCAAGACACAAAGCATAACCCCATAGAGTAAATACTCTATTTTGGTCATCCTCTTTTCTCCTAGATCTAATGACTCTTCTATGCGTTTGTATCTTTCAGCACAAATGGCTTCATGAACAGCAATGCGAGTTTCAACATCATCCATGATTACTCTTTTGGAGCCTCGGCTTGTTGTGCATTCACTTCTTTTTGCACCGCCTCAATGATCTGGAATACTTCTTGAAAAGGCTTTGTTCCAAGATAGCTCATAACCATGTTGAGTGTTTGTACTGATAGTTTTACTTCTTGCATATTAATTCCCTGTAGGTTGGTTAAGTTCAATGTATCGCAGTAATACCACGACCACGGAAATTATAATGCCCACTAACATCTGGTGAACAGGAGTCAGCGGAAAAACAAATAAGAAACCCTGCAATACTGAGAGTATGGCAATAAACAAAGCCCAAAGAACGTGCTTGTCTTTTAATAGTGTGGTGAGTTGGTTCATATTCCTACCTTAGCTTTAAGTGCGGCTATCTCTGTTGCTTGGGCTGTTACGGTTGCAAGTAATTGTTGAACTTGTTGAGTCAATACTGCGGTCATACGTTCGTATTGGAAGCCTTCAACTTCTCCTTGTGCGCCATAAGATACTAATTGTTTATATCCTGCTTGGTCAACTTCATCTGCAATAAAACCAAAATGGTCAACAGTTTTATCATCACCTTCGCAATTAGAGTTGTAAACTACTGGTCTAAATTTAGTAATATCTATTGTTGGCAAATCACGAACATTTGTTTTGTATTTCAAAGCTGAAGTTGACCGCCTAAAGTATCCATCAGATGCAACATTTAAGTTTGCTGCGTTAGCGGTTGTATTTGAATAAGAACCATAACAGTTTATATCTCCTACTGTAACAACCCAGTCGCCAGTACTATTGAAATAACCCCTTGGATTTCCAGCCCCATCTGATAGAACAATATAACTACTAGATGTACGAATGTCTAAACCACCTTGGTTGCCTGAGTAAGCTCCAAGGATAGTGTTATATGAACCAGTAGTTATTAAATATCCTGCACCATGACCAAATGCAGAATTAGAACCACCTGTGCAAGCCTGTAAAGCATAGTATCCAAAAGCATTGTTTTGTGTTGAAGTGCTGTTTGAATATCCTGCTTGATATCCTAAATAATTATTGTAAGTGCCTGTTGTATTACTATATCCCGCTTGATACCCTACTACTGTATTGTTAGCTCCAGTATTGCTATTTAATGCCTGATACCCCAACGAGGTTGTATAAGGCGAAGCCGATTGGTTTAGACCTGTAAACGCAGTAGACTGTGTTGTTGAGTCACTAAACGTAATTGATGGGGCTGATCCCCCAATAACTGTTGTCATATTAAACTCCAATTTTGGCTTTAAGAGCCGTTACTTCTGCTGATAACTCCTGAATGGCTTTTACCATTGTGGGTATCATGTCACCCATTTTTAAACCAAGTTTTGTTTCTGTTTCGTTGTATTTAAAATTAGGGGTTAAATCAGGTAAAACTTCTTGCACTTCTTGAGAAATAAACCCTGCTATGTTTGTACCTTCATTTACAGTTTGATCAAGCCAGTCAAACCTTCTAGGTTGAAGACGATTAATTTCTGCAAGACCTGTTTCTAAAGGTTTAATATTAGTCTTAAGTGATACATCAGAAATAGCAGTAATAGAAGTTGATGTGGCATGAATAGTACCATCCATTGTCACATAAAATCTAAAAGCACTTGCCCCTGTTGAATATAAATTGTATGAACTTACTGCATTAGTTGAAGTTGATAAAGTGGAGTTAACTGTTCCAGGTGCGGCACTTCCAGTACCTAATACGCTAAAACCAACTGATGTATAAGTTTGCGTTGTTTGTCCAACCAACAAATTACCAGTATTATCTAGTGTCATTGCTTGGGTAAAAGTGGTTATAGGATTACCCGCAGTTCCTGGTGGTGCATTTAACCAATAATGAACACCTCCACCTTGTTGATACGCAGATGCGGTTGCAGTAGTTTTATAAGTGTAGCCACCACTAGCAACATAAGCGTTTTGATACAGACCAGCGGCACTACCATAAGAAGATAAAGAAACTCCATTAGTCATTTCTAATGCTTTAGTAGAACCTGAAGTTGTCCAAGCACTAGGAGTAACACCCACACCCACGTTTTGTGAGTTATCTATCGTTATTGCAGTAGTTGCCGTACCACCTGAAGTGGTCGTTTGCAAAGCAAGTTGCCCACTGGAATCGGCAGTCTGTACTATTCCCGTCACACCTGACGAAACACCGTTGTCAGCCTTAATTATTGATGCCATTATCTTGCTCCTTTGCTTCAACCAATAGTTGATGTCTTCTCTTTAATCCTGCGGATATTTTTGCCCTAATCTCATCGGTCATCTCGTAAGGCTTTCTACCTAGCATAGCTTCTCTCTTCTTTTGTCTAGTCTCTTCAGATGGTTTTCTACCCTTCCTTGTCACTGACATTTGTTTACGGACTTCTTCTGACCAAGGCTTTCCTTTATTCCAAGCCGCCTGTAATCCTTTTTTGCCTTTGTTCCAAGGAATATTACCCTTTAGTGTATTTGCAATCTTCTGGCGTGTTTCCTCGGGAACTGGCACGCCTGTCTTCCAACTTACATGACCTTTTTGGAACTTAACTCCATAATCCGTTGGTGGATTTCCTCCGCCAATAGCTATATTCCATCCAATCTTTGGATCTGGACGTAGCTTTTTCTCAATATCTAAGCAGTAATCTCTTTCGGCAATAAGTACTATTTGCTTGATTATGCTGTGTTCACCATACTTATTAATAGCGTGCTCAAGGTGAGGATTTTCTTTTTTCTTTAAATGCTGTCTCCAACGAAACTCAACATCGGAAGAAACGCCAATATAACCTTGAGTAAACATATCATCATGCTCAGATAACTTCAGCCAATAAACGGCACAAGCACTCCCAGCGGTATAGACTAAACCCGTTGTGCCACTTGATACGCCATTGTCGGCTTTGAGAATATTTGATGACATATTATGTTCCTTAAGCTATGTTAGCCGCTTTTAATCTTGCTCTTAGGGATTGAACTTCTGCTACCAAATAAGCAATTAACTCTGGTTGTGATGCGTCAATCATTTGATAATCAGGAACTGTTCTTGTGCCCATGACCGCAGGAGTTGTGATATTTCCTTCAGAATCTTTAACCGCAGGAGTTACTTCGTACTCTTCTTCTTTTGTTGCATTAGGTTGTCCAGTTACTGCTTTTGGCAAGACTTGTTGAATCTCATCGGCAATAAATCCTGCATCAGCAGAATTATCAGAAATCCAAGTAAATGATCTTGGTTTAAGAGAATCAATTACTGTTCCGCTATTTGTGAGGTCTGCAATATTAGTTTTAAGTCTTCGGTCTGATGTGGTGTTGTACGCTACTGCTGTTGTTCCGTTTTGTGTAATAGTTCCAATTGCAGAACCGTTATACAAAAATTGCGTGTAGGAAGACCCAGACGATGTTCCAGAAGTATGTCCAATATTTATAGCGGAACCGCCTGAAGCGGGTTGTAAAGCAAATCCACCAGTTGTTACAGATGTAGCAGTTGCCCCAACCAACAAATTACCACTATTATCTAGTGTCATTGCCGCAGTACTAAAGCCTGTAATTGTGTTACCCGCAGTTCCTGATGGTGCTATATACCATTGGTGAGTGCCACTTAATTGTTGGTATAACGAGGCATAGTCAGATGAAATGTATTTATTATTTGTACCATCATAATAAAAATTAGCACCAATTTGATTTTGAGAAGGTGTAACAGAATTTATTGAAGCATTACCCACTTGAAATGCTTTTCTTCCAGATTGCCAAGCACTAGGAGTAACTCCTAATCCTAAGTTACCGTTGGAGTCATAAATTAGATTGTTATTTAAACTACCGCCTGTTACAAAAACAACTCCACCACTTGTAGAGCCTGTTTGCAAAACTAAATCTGGAGAAGTTCCTGATTGAATTACACTCCCACAGTAAATTGTAGGTAATGTGGATTGCAATGTTGATGTTGTTTTTCCAAATGTAATAACTGAATTAGAATTTGCTGTAGTACTACCTATTTGTAAAAAAGTGCTAGGACTACTTGTACCTATACCAACCCTTTGACTTGTATCTATTGTTACTGCAGTAGTCGTGCCGTTGGTTTGTAAAACTAGATTACCTGTTGTATCAGACGTATATACTAAGCCTGTCGTTGTCGTTGTTCCTGATGCAATTGAACTCATATTAATCCTTTATATTACACAACTACCCATCTTTGCCCTGAGCTGACCGTTACCGTAATTCCTGAGTTGATCGTCACAGGACCTACTGAAAAACCATTCGTCCCACTAGGGATCGTTGAACTGGTTGTCACCGTGGTCGTGTTGGTCAATATAGACCCACCACCCAAACCACCACCAATCCCACCCCACACCGAGCCGTTATAGCCCTCAAACTGCGCCAGTGTTGTGTTGTACCTCAGCATTGCGGTGGCTGGAGTTCCTGGACGTTGTGCAGTCGTTCCAATCGGTAATTGAGTAGACCCCGTACTATTGAACAAAAATGTTGTATTTGTAGCAGAATAAGTTAGATTGTTACCTATCCCACTTGTTGCCATTGTCTGTACAGTTCCTGAGTTGTCCTTATAAAACAACTTTCCATCTGTAGCATTAATAGCTATCTCTACACCATTAGAACTTGTAGTTAGATTTGCAGATGATGGAGTATTCCCAGAAGTCGTACTTCCGAACAAAAGTATGGGCGTGAATCCAGTCTGCGACATATTAAATCCTTTTCACTATTGTATCTATATTCATTCAGAACACCAACCACCGTGACCCACTCGGCACTGTTACTGAAACACCATTACTCAAAGTTATCGGACCTACACTACTTGCTGAATAACCAGTTGGAATAACCACAGACGTAGTAAGAGTCGTAGAGTTAAGAACTAACCCCTGTACACTTAAAGCCCCAGTTGTGGGGATAAGTTTGTCTGCTACGTTGTCTTGGTTAATAGCCATGATTAAACGTCCGTTGCGCCTTGGTATTGAGACATTGTTTTAAGAACTGTGTATATTGCAGTCATTAGCTCACCCTTACCCGCCAAATCTGCTAATCCAATGTAGTGTGCGTGTTCCATCACAGGAGACATATTTCCATGTCTTGCATCTGCGTTGTAATGTACGCTTACCTGTACTTGGATGTTGTCTTTGTTTCCAAAAAAGTTTGTGACTCTAGCATAAGCCTGTGGAGCAGGTGCGCCAAATTGTGTTGATGCGAGATTAATTTGTAATGCCATGTTAGTTCCTTAGTATGTCATTTCTGTTGTCTCTACCTTACAAACCCATCTAATTGTAGTTGAGGCTTGACCAGTAACTGTAATTGCTAAACCGCCATTGGTTGTATCTGCGGTTGCTGCAACTGTCCAAGTAGATGCGCCTGAGTCTTGAGCTAATAGTATTGAGTTTACTGTTCCAACTATTGCAGTTGTTCCAACTCCAGAACCACGTTTGATTGCACCTTGAAGAATCCAAGATGCCGTATTTCCTGCCCCAGTAACTCCTGCAATTATTGTTGCTCTAAATGAATATGCTGCGTTGTTTGCTAAGATTACTTGGTTTGTTGTTCCTGCTGAGTTTGTATCACTTGTAAGAACTGTTGCGGTTGCCGTTGTGGTTTGTGTAGCAAGAACTAATAATGCGCCTTGTGACATACCAACTCCAGCTAAAGGAGCGGAATTAGCAGGAAAAATAGCATTTCCTATAATGCTTCTAGCAGTTCCATAATATCCACCAGAAATACTTGAATAGTTTGCGTTAGCATTGTTGTAATAACCACCGCCAACAAATGAACCAGTTTGTGAAGAAGTATTAAAATATCCACCTGTTGCTGTTGCTAAAAATCCTGAAGCAGTATTTGAAACCCCACCTAAAACAGATGCGCCACCACCACTTGCTGTATTTCCAACAACAGTTCCACCATAAGTTCCACCTCCAACAACTACTGAACCAATTCCACTAGGTGTGTTTTTAATACCCCCTCCAACAAAACTCCAATCCCCAGATGCCACGTTCCTATTAGCCGCAGTACCCGCATCGCCTCCTCCACCAATAAAGCTATATGCTCCTGTTGCTTGGTTATTTCCTCCTGCTACTACTACTCCATGAGGTGTGTAGAAAGATAGGGTTATACCCGCAGTAGTCGTTGCCGCCTGAGATATTGTGAATGTATAAGCAGTTCCTGTTATTGTCGTAGAGGATACTGATTGAGATGCTGAAACTGTCCATGTAGAACCAGAGCCTGAAACAATGTATGTTCCCGCAGTAACCCCTGTACCTGTTAATACTTGTCCTGCTATTATTGTTCCCGAAGTTAAAGAACCTACTGTAAGAGTTGTACCTGAGATAGTGGACGTTGCCATCACCGCAGGAGTTCCTGTTGTTACAGATGATGTTGCGTAAGTGTAAGAAGTAACACCTGTACCAGTAATTAACTGCCCTACTTTAATGTTAGCATTGGTGCTAGATAAATAGACAGTTGTTTGTGCAGTTAATGAAATTGTGGTTGTGTTTGTTGTTACTGCCGCACTAGGTGTTCCAGAATTTGTAAATCCTCCTCCAATAAAGTTATAAAAACCTAAAGCAGAATTTGATTGTCCTCCAACAATTGCCCCATAAGCATTGTTAATACTTGAATTTCCAGTTGTGTTACTTGACCCACTACCAACAAATCCATTATTTGCGTAATTAGCATTTGAACCACCACCTGCGGTAGCAGACTGATAACCTCCGCTTACATTGCTAACACCACCTAAAACTGTGGCATAACTTCCGTTTGCAGTATTATTTTGACCGCCAACAATTACCGAACTTAAAGTTGAAGCTACTTGCGTTGCAGTTGTTCGAACAGTTTGAAAATCAACCGCATTAGCACCCCTAGCATTACCACCTGTAGCAGTAGAATCTGTTTTTTGTGCTTGAAGTGCGCCTGTACCCAATGGTTGCAAAACAAGAGGTGTATTTGTTCCTCCTGCCGCTTTAATTGCAGGATAAGAAGCATCTCCCACCACCTGAATATAAGTAGTAGAAGCATCTCCAAGGGTTGATGTTCCTGTAACTTCTAGGGTTGTGAATTTACCTGTATTAGCAGTTGTAGCACCAATTGTTGAATTGTCTATAGTTAGACCAGTTAGTGCAGATGTGAATGTAGGTGCGCCCGTACCGCCAGACACTAAAGGTTGTCCGCTAGTACCAGGTGTATTTAAAGCTAAAGCACTTGCTCCAGAATATGTAACCGCACCCGCACTAGCCGTTAAACTGGCATTAGTACCACCATTAGTTAATGCAACTTGACCTGTTAAAGTGGCAGCAGAAACTGCTAATGGTGTAGTTTGTTTGACGTAAATAGATCCATTTGGAGTATTTGAGTAAGCAACCACACCAATTTGAACAGGATAACCAGTTGGAGGTACAGTATTTTGTATTTGTCCAGCAGAATATGGGCTTAGATACAAAACATCGCCAACAGTAAATGTGCCCGTATTTACAGGAGTAAGTAAACCCGCAGTAGTTACATAACCAACTGCTCCTGATGCAATAGCTTGAGTTGTTAATCCTATAACCGCAGATGTTGATAAAGAATTTGCTTGGGCAGGAGCTACAAGAGGGTAAATAGCACCGCTTGATGTAGACGTTACATAAACAGCAATTCCTGCCGCTATGGATGATCCTGTGTTATTTTTAACTTTAACTTGTGTTTCTTGACCAATAGTTATTACATTACCGCTAACATCATTAAAATAACTTAAAGCCTTTTGTGTACTGTCATACCAAAGCATTCCTTCGGCATAACTTGGTTGTGCTATAGATGTATATGCGGTTGTTGTATCAAATGTAGGAGCTGTACTTAAAACTACTTTATTTGATCCAGTTGTTGAGTAACTTGTACCCCAAGCAGTTCCTGTACTCAAAGGTATACCCGCACCTGGGTACGGAGCATAAGGTAGTGCGGGTATGTCCGCAGTCACCAAAGACCTAAATGTGGGCGTTCCCGCACTACCAGATGCAGGTCCTGCAAACAAAGTATTAATTGGTTGTGTAGCCAATGTTCCTGTTAGTGTTCCTGTGGTCGTAACAGGAGACCCAGTCACATTAAATACAGATGCAGGAAGTGCTAATCCTACAGAGGTTACTGGCTGTTGGGTTGTTACAGCACTAGACCCATTGGCGTACATATAACCAGTCAACCCAGTTACTGTAATGCTATTAAATGCCTCTGAAGAACTTCCGTTAATCTTTTCCCAAGCACTTGTAGTGCTATTAAATATCGCCCAGTCGCCAACAGACCATAATGAAATACCATTCAGTGTAGTTGTTCCTGCTGTCGAGACAACATAATAATTGTTGTTTGTGCCAACACTAGAGGTTAGTGTAGGACTGTTTGTAGCCGCATTCCACGTTCCCTGATAGGATGGTGAGTTTAATGGGTTGGTAGTGGCAGAGGTTATTTGCCCCTGCGCATTGACCGTGATTGATGGTATAGCCACGCTAGACCCATAAGTACCCGCAGTAACCGTTGTGTTAGCTAAAGCTATCGTACCTGTAGTTGTTATCGTACCGCCAGATAAACCAGTACCTGCGGTAATACTTGTAACAGTTCCTGTGCCGTATGGCAATGTGGGTATATCGCTAGACACCAAAGCCCTAAATGATGGTGTTGCAGATGCCCCAGTTGTTGGTCCTGCATACACAGTATTAGCAGTCTGTGCAGTAAACAACGGCTGTGCGCCAAGCGCAGTCAAAGCATCAGATGCGGTCGTAGATGATGTTCCACCACTTGCTATACCCAATGTACCAGCCAATGTAATTGCGCCTGTACTAGCCGTAGAAGGGGTCAATCCTGATAGATTTGTTTGGAATGTTGTAACACCACCAGGAGATCCATTACTTGCTGAAGTAACCTGACCTTGAGCATTGACAGTAATATTCGCATTTGTATAAGAACCTGCGGTTACTGCTGTGTTAGCTATGTTAACTGTAACTGCACCTGTAAATGGTCCTGATCCACTTCCAGTAACTGAAACTCCAGTTCCAGCAGCTACAGATGTAACACCACTTATTGATGATCCACTAACGGCAGTTGTAATCCTTCCATAAGAATCTACAGTTAAATTTGTATTTGTATAGCTACCAGCCGATACTCCACTTGCTACAAGTCCAACTGTTGGATTACCCGCTACTCCACTACCATTTGTAACATTAATCTGCCCACTTGTACCATTTATTGATGTGGGTGAAATTGAACCATTATTTGCTACCAACAATCCAGATCCTGATGTTGATGCTAAATTAGCAACAATCCCAGTTAAAGCCAATGTGGGATTGCCTGTAGTTCCATCCGCATTTGTAACAGATAAGCCACTACCTGAAGTAGCTATCTGTACCCCATTCAATACACCAGAACCATTTTTAACTTGTATACCACTAGAACTAGTGTCTAATGATTGCGCTGCACCAGTTAGATTTATCTGTAAAGAATTTCCTATTCCATTATCAGTTAATGACAAACCCGATCCTGTAGCAAGATACCTAGCCTGTGTAAGACCTTGTGTTCCGCTTACAGTTAAAAATGGGTAATTAAGAGCTCCAGCACCAGATATTGAAGATGTGGTCGTCTGTACTGTCACACCATTTTGGACAATAGGAACTGCCTCTGTACCCGTTAAAGGCAAAGCATTAGGCAGTTGGGTGATTGTTACTTGTGATGACATTATTTAGGTTCAGGTGGGCTAGGTTGTGTATAGATAACGTCAACATTTCCATTGTCACTTGGATTATTAGTAGACTGCTGAGTACTAAGAACCTCACCTCCATATGGGTAAGTAACAATATCATAGGGCTCAACTGCCACACTAACATCAGGTCTTGGAAATTGTAATGTAATCTTCTCAGTCTTTCTAGCAGGTAATCGATAAGGATCTTTTTGATCAGCACAGTTTTGCTGACAAACCTTCAAACCAGGAAAATTGGGGTCAGGCATAGCCTGAATAATAGGTCTTTTCATCCTACATCTGTCGCAAATAAAGATTGCTATTGATGCATTACCCTCAGTATTAAGGAACATTGGCATATGTCACCTCGTATATGGAGCGATATTGGGTGCAAAATATATCGGACTTTTATCTCTGTTTTCGTTTTCTGCCATGATGAAATACTTATCTGCTTGACCTTCTAAGTATTGAATCCTACTAACATCAACACCAGGCAATATCAAGCTCATTTGGTGAGCTAGCATCATCTGTATAGCCTGATTAAAAAATTGTGGTATCTCTAATTCACCATTTAACTGACCAACATCCATGACTTGGCGTGAGTACCAAATAGTCATCTGAACAAATGGATCACTTGGTGCGGGCCAAAGAGTAATCGTAGCTTGTGGAATAGTTCTGTTTAACCAGTACTGATAAGGCTGATTTGCAGTAAAGTTCTTGTTAGGTAAGTTTGTGTAATCATCACGATTTAACCTAGCCATTGTCACTTCTGTTGAATTATTTCCAACATAAAACTCAGCAACATTTAATGTATTACCTGAAGTTTCTCGCATTTGATAATATTGAGCAGTAACTCCAGGATCAATGTCATACCATAACCATTGACCAGCCACCCACTGAGTAACTCCAGTATCTTCTAATGTTGTAAAAGTTACACCATCATTTGATGTTTCTAAAATAATGTGAAATGACCCAGAAACGGCTGGCAAAATACCAATAGATCCAGCATAAATAGGATTGTTTAATCCATAATTTATTCCAATAGTTCCATTTGGAGATGTTTGAGCATCAGATGTCAACACATTGTTGTCAAATGCTAAACCAGTTACACCAGATGATGAATAATAACCACCACCAGAAGCTGGTGTAGGACGATTTAAACGCCTATACAACGCATTTAAAACATCTACCCCACCCACAGGTAGCAAGTACTCATATTGATCGGCATTAAGCCCATAAACATTCTTGCTTATTGCCCAATAATTTATACCTTGATTGATTAAATTACTGAGAATAAAGAATAATGCTTGTTTAGAACCTTGTACTTGCTCAACAGTAAGCTCTTCCGCAAGTTTGCCCGACATGCGAGCACCTTGATCAATGAAGTTCTGTACTGTAACTACAGTTGTACCAACAGTTCCACTATATGCCATTTTTTACTTTACCAGTTTGCGTGTTTCTTTTTAGCAGAACCGCCACGTTTCATACCATCATTTTCACCACGTTCATTTGCGCTATGAAATGCGCTTAATTTATCTCGCATTTCTTTACCATGTTTTTTTTCAACTTCTTCATATGCTTTATTCATTGCATTTTTTGATTCGCCAATTGTTTTCCCATGTTTTGCATATGTTTTTGCGTATAAACTACGAACTTTAATATCTGGTTTTTCCATAATTTTCTCCTATTACCATCCTGGACAATTCCATCTCTTAAGGGATGCCTTAGCTCTTGGCGCATCTCCTTTTGAGTGTTCAACTACTCCACTCATTCTTGCACAAAATGAATCTTTTCTAGATCCCCCTTGTGGCTGTGGTGCTTTAAGATGAGACCCAGTCTCACGATTGTATTTTTCTCTACCCTTTTGTGTCAGACCTGCTCCTTGGCTTGTAGGTTTCTTCTCTCCACGACCTACCGCAAGACTCACACCACCATCTTTTTTCTTTACTGTTTTTGCTGATTCCCTAAACGCTTCAGCAGTTGGCGCACCTTTGCTACCAGGTTTACGCATATGTTCTTTAGATCCATGTGCTATTCTTTCTTGTTTTTTATGGATGTTGGCATAGAGTCCAGGCTTACTCATTACCAGCATCCTTTATGTTTGCTATTGTGCTCATGGGTAGTAATATGACCACCGTGAGCCTTTTTAGCATGACGTTTCTCGCTGTATGCAATCGCCACCGCTTGACGGGGAGGCTTTCCCGCATGGATTTCAGCCTCCACATTATGTTTAAAAGCTTTTTTAGACTTTGATTTGATTAGTGGCATATTATTTCCTTTATGCTTGTGACTCTTGCCAGTTGAGACGAGCTACGATGGTGTTAGAAGCACCCGCATTGAGTGTTGTAGCAACAATGTACAAAATGTCTGGACCATCTGGGTACTGACCTGCTTGAGATGTTGGCACACTGTTAGATGTACCACCACCGTTGGCAGAGTTACCAATCGCAGAGATGGATGCCAAAGGATAACCAGTTTGACCTGAGCTATTGGTATAGAAAGCCGCAATTGATTCACCACCACTAATTGTTATAGTGTTAGTTGTGTTAACAGCAATTTGAACCAATGAACTGGTGTTTGTACCGCCTTGAACGGGAGACACAAACGATCCAGAGAATGCTCCAGAAGGTATACCATTGAGCACCAATTGAATTAGATAGGTCGTGTTGGTCACAACGGCAATCTCATTCAACTGTAACTGTAAGCGGTTGATAACCTCTTTAACACCAAGCAATCCAACTGTGCCGTTATCCACGGATGGAGCCAAGCGAATAGCCATAATTGGCACGTTTGTAGTGCTGTTAGGGCTAGTCAAGGCGGTCAACATACCGTAGTTGTAAATGGCAGATACGTCTTGGTTAAATCCACCGTCCATCACCACTGAAGAACCCCAGTGAGAAAGCATAGCCGCAGAATCAGGAGCCGCATACTCAATAGCCACAGGAGCAGTTGCAGAGTATGTGAATGCTGTAGCCGCAGATCCACCAGTTGTACCACGAGTTAAACCAGTTAACTGTGGATAACCTGTAGAAGAATTAGCCGCACTTGTAATTCCAGTGTATGTGAAGTATTCAATCACACCAGAAGTTCCGCTACCAATAAATCTAGCTGTACCACCTGCGGGGTTAAATCCT